GTCCAGTAGTGTGCTACCACATAGAAACATTTATATACTCCAGGTAATGAACATAAATCCAGCTGCTCATACCCCCCACCCACCCAGTTTGTTTACAATCTAATGCATTTTATTCTCTATTTTATAGACATAATCATTGTATTTTAGTGTTGAAATTATATATTTTATAAGTGGTGCTATTAATTTAGCTATTATAATTATAAGTAAGCATAATCCTACAATGATTAATATATATTTCCCCCATAAGTTGATCTCAGACCAGAAAGGCTTAAATATAAAACCTAAACCCTCATCATACACTCTACACAGCCATGTAGAACATTTTTTGTCGTATTCTTTTATATATGAAGTCTGGTCTGATGATGTCAAGTCCAGCACACTATGATCTTCTACAACCGATGATTTTAAATCTATGTTTGTCTTGCATATTGAGATTTTAACTTCTTTAGACAAGCACTTTAATTTGACATTTAGTGTGTTCAATCCCTCTTGAACTAAAATATTACTAGTGTATACATAACAATTGCTAGTGACTTCACACTGTTTTATCCCTGTTGATGTTATTTCTAATTTGCATGCTATATCTGTAAAGCATTGAACACATCCACCACAAGTGCCGATACCCGATATTTGAATTTCAGCAGCTGAGATACTTTTATATTTAATATCTCCTAAATTCAATCTTATTGCTGCACCCCCTAGTAGATTTCCATCATTTAATATAAGTATCTTACCATTATCTTTTGTAATTTTTAAATCTGGTTCTAATTGTAGAGCCGAACAAGAAACATACTCATTATCATAACATCTTCTAAGAATTATATCTTTTCTGGACATAGCGTGACAATGGTAATCAAATTTTGGATTGCCTATACCTGAAATAAGGCCATCAACCTTCTGAACTGAACCACATTTCTTTGCATATGTTCCTCTTGGATTAATGTCACCTGAATAAATGTTTTTGTCCTTCACAAACAATACTTCTTTTAAAAGGTTTGTCTGTTGGGCTGTAATTTCTACTTGCATGGTGTCTGTTAAAACTGGCTCTAGTACGTCAATTTTATTACACAATGTTTCATATGGATCACTGATGCATATTTCTGTCTCTATTTCTTCCGATCCCAATTTTTTATAAACATGACCTTCTTCTTTAATGATGTCCTGGCAAGATCCATAAACACACCCCGTTCCAATAGCTAGGCAGCCCCATGATTCGCAACCCCATGCACTAGTATGCTCTCTAGAGAATGTTAGCCAATTTTGATCCTTGGGTATGTCATGAGGGCATGAGCCAGTACATAGCTCTTCATGCTTTACATTTATTCCTATTGTTGGTCCTGTAGAGTATTGATATACATACTGTGCTTTAACTTTAGCTTGTTTTACATATACGACAATGTCAAATATTTTTGCCCCATTAGTGTCAGACAGTGTATAACCCTGTGAATGCCCACTTTGAAGTGGTATATTGAATAAAACAAAAGCATTTTGAATTCCGTTTTCATTTTCCGTTCCTCTTATTGATATTCCTCTATAGTTCGGCACTACATGTGGCAGGCTGTCTGTAGGCTTGAAATGATGGGTAGTCAAGTCATTGTGCAGAGATAGCTTAATTGCTGATGCAAATGATTCAATATCATTGTGGACAACCTTAGTTTGGCTAGTTGTGCCATGTGTCGACTCATGCCAAGTGCAGGATTTTAAGTTGTCAGGATGGTAAGGATAAAACTGTTCGTCACATTCAGATGATAAGCAATATTCATCAACTAGAGCTGTCTTCTTGTGCTGCAATACTCTATATTCATAAAATTTCCCATCTTTAGATTCTACAATCGATTTCTTTTCAGAGTTTATAGAACATTGACCAATCTTTTTTAGCCTAATGTCGTTCTTGGCAACTAACATACCATTTGACTCATCTGATGACTGTGAAGCATAACATTGGAGCTTTTCTACATTGTCGTCAACAGATATAGGTACGAAGTCTTGCAAGCAATGTCTATCTGCGAGACAGAGTACTGGTCCAGTCATTATTCTTGGGTACTTTGGCTGTTTATACAATCTTATACCATTGCTATTGCATGCTTGAAATTCTATTATCAAACTTCGCAATCTTTTCCCTGTACACCTCACTGTTTTTGGCTCCGCACACTTCTTAATATTCTTTTCTCCAGCACTTTTATGGGTAAACTTATCACCTAGATGGCGTATAGAAGGCAACGATCTCAATTGTTTTTCCTTTTTTGTCATATTCCTGTCGGCAACAAACTCAAAGAAATTTAAGATTCCAGTTAATTGCCTATTATCTGCAGATGCTAATTTCATTTTAAATGTAATATGCGGGAATAGCTCGTATTTTTCTGAGCTTACAATCTGATTTAGTAAAATTGCTGTCAACCCTGGAAATGCCTTGCTCAGCCTTTTTGTGAGGATTGCCATGTCTTCTTTCAATTCCTCAGGTCTTGAAGTATAATAGTTCTCTAGAGTTTTTGCTGCATCTACTTTCGTATTATCGCACTCTTTCTGTTCTAATATGCATCTGCATATCATTTTCTCTATATTTTTATCACATGCATGAAGGCCAGTGTTTTTAAAGTACGTTCTCCATTCAATAGTTGTCTCACCTGCAGGTTTAAGTAATGCTCTCAATGTTTCAGGGTACATAAATCCATTTATATATTCATATATAGTAGATATGTGGTAGTCATTTGCAGTTTCTATTTTTTTAATCATTTCTTTGAAAGTAGGCTTAGTTTTAGGTAATAGTACATTCAATTCATCTTCGTGAATATGTGTTTTAAGCTGACTCATTAACTGGCTATATTCTACATTTTGAGTCTGATTTTGATATAAGGCTAAACAAAGTGACATCTCTTCTAGACTGTTTAGCTCTTCTGGTTGCAAACATGGTGAACTATAAACTGGAGATAATAAAGACATTGCTACTAAAGTTAGAATCAAGATGTGTGAGTACCTATATGATTTCATATGGCTGTGCGATAAGCAGTCTTGCGTAGCTTTATGCACATTCTTGTTCGAACATATGCATGTTAAACATCGATTTGTAAACCCTTGCTCTAAGATCAAACCTTGTTTTAAATGAATCAATCCACAGTAATTGCATAGTACATAACGGATCTTAACGTAATATCTCATAATTATCAACCGCATACATATTAACGTTATTATGCCTGCTAATACACAGATATATATGTTATTTCTGATTGTAATTTGTTGCAAATTGTTTAAAGCTGATCGGAATTCATCGACGAGTTGTTCTTCCTCATAACATTTAGCACTAATTGGAGTAATAAAAGAAAAAAACAGGACTGTCACCATTATTGCAAGTGTTGCATTTGGGAGCTTTTTTTTGCATAGTGATCTTGTATGAGTTAGTGATTTAAAGCCAGTGCAATTCTTGCATTGTCTATGGACTTTAAGTGCTTCAGTGGAGTTGTATTGCATTCCACAAATACAAGATACAGGACATTTGGAAAATGGGTGTATTGCAAGCCCACAATTTTTGCATTTCCTCATACATTTTTCATAAAAAATGCCATAAGCCTTAACAAATGGATAAAATATTGGTATTAAAAGGTAAACCAGATATGTTTTAGTCAATATGATTGACATTACAACACTAATGATCCCAAACATTAGTAAGATAATTAGTTCCATATTGGTGCAAAATGATTCTATTATTAGTTCAGGTAATATAGACTTTTTGAAGTACCTAATGCATTTTTTATGGGTTCGGAAGCATGCATTGAATTCTATAGTTTTATGGCCGCATGTGATGTGAATATGCTCACATGTGGCTTCTAAGCTTATTTCAATTGTCCCTTTGAACCAGCCATTTTTTATTGTAGTTCCTTGTATACTATAATGATTTAAGTCTTCAGATTTAATCAGTATATTCCCTGTATCCTGCTCAGTTGTGATTTCACACACTGCCCTGCATGCATAGACTTTAGCAACTATACTACCTACATGATCAACATCTAGTACTAAAAAGGTGCCTGCTACATCTTCAATGGGATTGCAGTTAAACCACTCTTTAACAAAGAATAACCTATAGTATGACACGCTTGACTCAATTTTGGAACGATCACTGGAAAGGGTATGATGGCTAATGGATTTAATCAATGATATATCATCTCGCAAACAAACCTCGGCCATGTTCATTGACGCATTGACTTCTTTAAACTTCTCACCTCCATAAAAGCACTTCCCACCTTTTGTATTTTTAGGTGGGACTGACAGTGCAAGAGGCAAGATAAAAAATAAAAAGAAGAAGTTCATTGTTAAAAATGTTATATGTGGC